CGTTGAGCAGCAGGGAAGGGATCAGTTACGAATCGTTGTCTTCGAGCAGAAGGAGGAACGTCTGCTTGATGCACCGCGCGTTGAGCGTGTCCGTCACGGCGATGCGCTCGCCATGCTGCTCTTCCATCGTGATCGCGATCGTATCGTGGCCTGACACCGCAATGCCTGTATCGAAGATCACGCCCTTGGCCGCGTCGGCGATGGTCTCAGCGACCTTGTAGCCCGCGGCTCCCGTCGTGGCGGTCGTTTCCTCGCCATCCGTCGACCACGATTGGATTTCGCAGCGTATTTCGTGGCCGTCCTGGCCAAAGGTCGGAGAGTCCGTTTCTGACATCTCGCCGATGACGATCATCGGATACTGCGCGCCCTGCGGCACGTTATCATAGACCCGCGCGGGATTCCCAACGAGTGCCTGAATCGCCGCCGAATTGGTCAGCGCCGAATAGAGCCCCGCCTGCAGGAATGGGGCGCCCGTGTAGGTCGTCACCCGATGTCCTTCGTCACGTTGTCGATCGCCGCGGTGATGTCCCGCATGATCTGCGGCTTCCTCGCAACGAACGCTGGCTCGAGGAATGGCTCGGGCTTGTGATGCCGCCGCGGATCGCCGTGCTCGACGACAGGCGCGTAGGCACCGGGGCCCGTCTTGACCGTGCGGCGACGATGCCGCTTGCCGGTCGACGAGGAGCGGCGCTTGAGCTTCCCGATGCCAACCTTGACGTAGCCAATCAATCCATTGGCCGAATACTCAGCGCGGATCGTGCCTGCCATCTCGCCCGTGAGCTTCGGCGCCGCAGAGCGGGCCGCGTTGGCGATGGCAACCGTGTCGCGCTGGATCGCCGCGGCAACGCGGGCATGAGTGGCGGGGTTCGCGAGTTTGATCTGCCGGATCAACTCCGGCGCGCCGCGGAGCGCCATTGAGAACGAGACCGTCATACCGCTTCGAGCTCCGAGCAGAGGAGGACGAGTTGTTCGTTCTCCTCGTGGGGATCGATCACTGCGTGGATCGAGAAGGACCGCGCTAAACCGTTAGGCGCATACTTGAGCTTCTGCTTGCTCGTAACGCCGGCGCGGAAATGGATTCGGACGACGTGCGAGAGCTCGGGCTGCACCTGTTGTGCGGCCATGAACTCCCGGCCAGACCCTGGCTCGATCGAGGCCCATACGGTCGCGACGTCGGACCATGCGCGATCCTGCCCGCCTGTGCCGTCGGACGTCTCCGTCAGGGATTGGATCGTTACCCGCCGATCCAACCGCCCGGATTCCAGCCGTTGATACGCCATGAGATGACCGCGGCCGCGCGGCGGCGTGTTCTACCGCCGCACGACCGTTATCTCTTACGAACGCGTGAGCAGGACGACCACGTGAATCTTCGGCGAACCACCCGAACCACCGCCGGCGACCACGAGGTTGATCGCCTGTCCTGCGGTGACGGTGTTCGCGGCAGTTGGCGTCGAGGTGTCAACATCGCCAGCGGCCGAGGCAGAGGACGTGATCGTGACGACGCCGTTCGTCATGCCGGTCGAGGCGATTTTGGGCGTCACGGTGATGTCGGCCGTCGAGACCGCGCCGTCGATCACGGTGCGAATACCTGTGATGTCGCCCGCCCACGGGCAGACGAGGTAATACGTGGCGTCGGCTGAGCCATCGGCAATGTCGAGGCAGAGCGCAACGGGATCAGTGGCCCGCGAGGGCAGGACAATCTGCGTCATGGGTAGTAGGTCTCCGCGATGCCATCAGCGATGGCGAGAAGAAGGCCGCGTTCGGCCGTGGTGTCGATGATGAGCGTCTCACCATCGGTGGAAGTCAGGTAGCCGTCGGGCGGATCGCCGGTCGGGTCATCGTCTACAACCCAATCGCTCCCCACCAGCCGCAGCACACCCGGCAGGTCGAGCACGATGTACCGCGTCTGCACCGTGAGAGTGTTAGCCGAGTTGCCGCCGGTCAGCACACCGGCGCTGTTGTTGTCGATCGCGATCGTCAGCGCCGTGTCATCCAGGCCCGCGTGCGCGAAAGCCAGGGCCGCGTTCGCCTGGCCGTCTAACTGGCCGCGCCGGAAGTATCCGACGTTGCCGGCCGCCCACTGACCAGCCTGCGCCAAGAAATAGCCGCGACCGAACTCAAGGACGCTCCCGCCGTCGAAGATGACATGCACGGCCGCCGTGGGGTCGACGTTGGTGTATGCGGCCGCGAAGTTCGCGTGATACGTCACGCTCAGTGGCAACAGAATCTTCCCGGCGCCGGGAGTCGCCACCGTCTCGACCGGCGTCGTTGGAAGTGCTTTGATCTGCGCGTCCGTCAGCGTCACGGTATGGCGCACGACCCGAAACAGTGGCATGAGAGGAAATCCGTGTAAGAGAAGTCGGCCTAGGTGCCGATCCCGTCCCAATAGCGATAGTGCGTATTCAGCAGCGCATCGACTGCGCGGTTCGTGTTCAGCGGATCGCCGACCTGCGCCTCGCGGTTGCGATAAAAGTCTCCCACGAGCAGCAGCATCGCCGCTCGCAGGTCGGCCAACAGGTCCGCGTTCCCATCATCGTTCTGATCCAACCCGGCGACGTACGTGACCTTGACGCTCGCGATCTGCCGAGCCGCCAATGGCCAGTTCGTGTCCTGCACGGGCCCAATGCGACCGGGCCGCGATTCCAGATCCACCACGTAGTCGCCCGCGTCCATCGTCTGCTCGTCGCCGCCGGTGTCGATGTAGACCACCGACGTCACCGATTTGAGCGGCGGACGCGGCAGGATGATCGGGCCACTCGGAAAGCCGTCCATCGTGAGCCGCCACGTCTGTTCCACCAACGCGATCGACAGCCGACTCTCGACGTGCAACCGCGCCGCGAGAATCCACGACGCGATCAAATCCGCTTCGGGCAGCTCTATCAGATCATCATCGCCCCGGAGATGTGTGATCGCATCCTCGATGTCGATGATCTCCACGACCGGCGCGGTAACGAGCAAGTGGCCCATTACCGCACCGATTGTGAAAGCCGTTCAGCGTGCATCAGGAGATCACGCGGCCGGCGCGGCCAGCGACGTCATCGAGCAGAACGCCGCAGGACGAAGCACGACGAACGCGGCGCGGAGGTCCGCGCGGAGCGTCTTCTTGCCCTCGACGAACTGCGTGCCGGAGTAGCCCGCCTGCACGTCGATGCCACGACGCTCGGCGATGTAGCAGAAGTTGGCGAAGTCACCAACGATGCCCGTTCCCGCGCTTCCGGCTTCGACCAGCGCGACCGGCAGACCGAAGAGCGTCTGACTGCCGACCTGGCCAGGGTTGCCCATCACGTACTCGCCGAGATCCGTACGCGTCAGGCGAACGATTGCCCAATCAGTCGGATGCAGGACGATCACGTTCGGGTTCGCGCGGCCGGTGGTCCGAACCGCCATCATCGCGGAGAACACCGCGTCGAAGATCGAATCACCAACGCCGCCGCCGGCCTGCGCCAACGTCTGAATGTCGCCGTTGGAATGGCCCGAGCTGACGTAATCGAGAATGCCGGCGAGGTTCGGCGCCGAGCCGTCGCCGTTGAAGATTTGCTGATCGAGGCGCTGCATGATGCCGAAGCGGAGCCGCGTGTCGAGAATGGCCGTGACTTCCGGCGCGTCCTGCAACTGCTCGTCCGTCACCGGGAGGCTGATCGTGATCTTGCGAACCGGCGATTCCTGTTCGGTGTAGACGAACACGCTCTCGGCGTAGGCGACGCCTTCCGCCTTTTCCGCCGCGCTGAACGTCGCGGTCGTCTCCTCCATGTACTTCACGAGCTCGTACTGCGTCGGCCGAACCGGGATGAAGTCGAGCAACTGCGGGGGACGAACGGCGGCCGGCACGATCTGGCCCGTTCGCAACGACTCGGGCGCGAACCCGGCGGTCGTCTGGAACAGGGTCTTGAGGCTCATGTCGATCGTTGCGTTCGACGGGGCGCGGTTCCTCGTGCCTTCGACGAACGACTTGGTCGACGTGAACAGCTCGCCGAAGGACTTGCGCGAGACTTCCGTCGGCTGACGGAACGTGTCGTCGGCCGGCTCGCCGCGAAGCTCTTCGCGCTGGCGGTTGCGGTCGCGGACGGCCTTCATCTCCGCGTTCCGGAGGTCGACGCCGAGGCTCTGCAACTCGGCATCCATCTCGCGGATCTTGTCCGCGGCCGCGGAGGAATCGGCGACGCCGAGCTTCTTGAGCACGGCCTGTCGCGACAGGTTGAACACATCCGTGCCGTCGCCGGCGACCTTGAGGACCGACGCCATCTCGGTCTGCTTGGCCGCGAACTGTTCCCGCTTTTCAGCGAGATCGTTTGATGCTACTTCGTCTGACATGATCCGTCTCCGGGCTAAGTGAGGCGGCCGTCAAATGGCCCGGAGAGGGACGTTCCGCAGTCGCGGACGTGCCTCCAACAGCTACGTAATTCTTGAACGCTATTACACGATCATTCACGCGCTCCGGGTGAAAGACATTCACCCAGCCGCAGTGTCGACAGCGTTTACGGACTTCGTTGTTGTCCGCCTTTGTCAAACGTCCCGCGCCGAGCGGCTTGAGCATGGCGACGAGCGCCAGCGGGTTGACCGTCTGCGCGAGAAACATCGAACAGCTATGACAACGAAGGTCGGTCACGCCTTGAAGTTCCGGCGGAACCGGTCGAAAATTTCTTTCGCGACCGCATTGGCGTTCTCGGCCTCGAGTTCCGCGACCTTCGCCCGCGCTTCCTTGAGCTCGACAATCAGATCGCGCACCATCTGTGACTTGGCCGGCATGGCGCTCGGCGGGCCCGCCTTGTCGATCTTGTCTTTCCAGGCCGCCACGATGCGGTTCTTGATCGTGTCGACTTCGGCGGCCGTGTACTTGTCGGCGTTGGCCTGCTGGTGGATGTAGTTCCAGGCGGCGCGGATGTGCTCTTCCGTGTCGATCGGGTACTTTTTGTTGGTCGGATCCGCGAAGGCCACGTCGCCGTACTTGTCGGTGCCCTCTTGCTCTTTCGGGCTGGCGTCCTCGGGATCGCTCATCGCCTTCGCCGATACGGTTCCCGTCAGGCCATTCGCGCCCATGAACACGGGGCTCGACTCGAGCAGGGTGAGACCCGCAATCAGTCGGCTCGCGCCCTTCGACTTCCATTCGGATGTCATCGGAGCCGTTTTCACCTGGCGCGAGAATCCGATCGACCACTCGGTATCTGGCCCCATCTCTTTCACGGTGTTGAACGCGTCGCGGCCACGCTCGGTCGACATGAAGTAATGCGCCTTGAGCACGGCGCGATCGCCTTCGATCGTCACGACGCCACGGCCCACGGGGGCCTTGCCCTCGGTGATGACGTCGTGCTCGTAGGATGACAGTTTTACCTGCGTGCCGTCCTTGATGGCGCCTGGCAGCACCACGTCACCGTCGCGATCGACCACGTTCATCGTGCTCACAACCGCCACGACCTCGCCGCGGTCGGCGTCCTTGATCTCGAATCCTTCGATGCCCTTTGCCTCAAAGGCGCCGTCGGACCCGAATGATTTTCGGGCTATGTCAGTCATGCGACTTTAGCTCCTTTCCGCCTGTTGCACGTCGGATGCGCCGGCTGAGTGTTCGCGTAGGAATGTTCGCCGCCACGCGCGAGGGGGACTATGTGATCCAAGTGCATTTCATCGAAGTCGACCGACGTCTTGCAGATTCCGCAGAGACCACCATCGCGGCGCCACACAGTTAGGTGATCGACCACTTCACGAAAGGCACTCCGCTTGCGACCGCGATGCGCGGACGCGTGTCGCCGCTGTTTCGCACGTATCACGGGACTCTCCGCGTATCGCTTCCTCTCGCGCTCGCGGACAAGCGCAGCGTGCTGCGTTTCCCAGTTTCTGCCTTCCGCGCGAGCATTCTTCCTTGCTTCTTTTCGGCGGGCAACAACGTCGGGTCGCCGTTGATATAGGCGGCACGACTCCGCACGCGACCGGTCATATTTCTGGTGCTTTCTACGGTTGGATTCGGCGAGTAAAAGCGGTCGGCAGACGTCGCAAGCCTTCCGCGTGTTCTGTCTAGGCAACGGCAACGGCACATCACATCTCGTACAATTCTTCGGTCGGACAGTGAGTGGCATGCGGGTTAGTGGTTGCCGTTGAGCAGCCGCGAGGGAAGGCGGGACCGAATGCCCCGCAGCATCTTGACCACATCCGGCGACAACGTGTCCGCCGGAAGCGGGGCGTCCGCTGGCAGCAGTTGCGTCGGATCCGTCGGCGGCGTCGTCACTGCAGGATCGGCGGCCGGGTCAACCTCGGGCGTGGCGGTCGGGACGAGATAGACCTCGCGCGTGTCGTCGACCTCAAGGCCCAGCATCTGCTGCGCGCGGTCGACGCGAAGGATTCCTTTCTCCACGAGCCGCGAGATGCTCGACACCCGCAAGTCGAACTCCTCTTGAAAGCTCGACGCCTCGGTCATGTCGAACCGAGCGCGGAAACGTCTCGTCTGCGAGACGAAATCCGATAGCAGTTGAATTGTGACCTGTCGCGCCATCGTCTTCTGCATCGGAATCAAACATTGAATCCATGCGAGCTTGACGACCTCGCGCATCGTGGCGCCGACCTTCGTGGTCTGTAGGCCGGCACCGAATCCGACGACCGCCGCCGGTATCCCCAGGATCGCGCAGACCCGCTCTTCGGAGATGTCCCGAAG